ATACATTTAGTAACATCGCAGAATTCTTTTTCAATAACTTAAGAGCTGATTATGCACAGTTTAGATTAACTGATGGGAATGTTGAACCTGGAAGAAACATTGCAAACGAAAACACAATAAGATCATCTTTTATTGAATACTATAAAACCTTATCGGGTATAGATTTTCTTCTGACTAGATCGGGTCAAGAAAATGTTAAGTTCTTTTCAGACAATCTTACATTCACATTAGACCTTGAAGATGGAAAAGTTACTTCAATTGCGCAGGTACCACTTGTGGTTCAACTTCGACAATTAGATGTCATCTTACAAGCAACATTTAGCATAACATAAAGGAGAAAATAAAATGGCAACAGCTTTTAGTAACGCAACCTTATTAATTAACAATGAAACAATAGCTTATATGGCTAACTCGCTTAAATTTGTCGAAGGACAACCTGAAAAAAAAGTAGATCCGCAAGTAATTGGTGGTGGGGCGGTAACAAATGTTGTTACTCAAGATTTTTCAACGGCTAAGAGTAAGGTTATGTTTGATCTTAAAACAACATCAGAAAATCAGACAATAATTAGTACTTGGGAATCAGCTTTTGATCAAAATTTAATTAAGATTATTTCTTCTAATGGCACAACTACCGTTTTTGAAAATACCGCAATAATTAATCAGCCAGAATTCGATGCTGGTGTTGATGGTGTCATCTCAATAGAATTTGAAGGCGCTCAAAGCGTATTCGGTTAAATAGATGGTTCACAGTTTCAAATATGAGCTAGAGTTCCCTTTAAAAGTAGCTGTAGAAGGAAAAGACCAAGAAGGTGTAATGGTTGATGTTAAATCACCAAGGCCCAGAGACGGTGAAAATTGTATGGTTATGGAAGCAACATTTCTAAAATGTATTATGAAAGCAGCCTCAATAATTGATAATTCAAAATTTAATGTCTCTAAAAAAGAAGAAGAGAATGAAGAAGAGAATGAAGAAGAGAAAGCAAATGGAATAATTAAAATGATTTTAATGGGTGCTGAAGATAAAGATATTCGTAGTCTTAATAATGGGTTAAGAGATCTTCTTACTGAAGGGAATATCGAATCACCACAAGCAACTATAGAGGGGATTAAGTTTACTAAGCCAATATTTGATGAACTGCATTATATAGATAAAAAGGCATTGCTGGGACGGTATATCTCAAGTTTTTTATCCTCAGCCTTGACCTGATAAAAAAGGAGGTCAAGGGATTATTCACAGACTCGAAAAGTTATGGAATAAATCTCAAGCAAATGTATTGTTGGCTGATGAGAACATCAAAGGGTGGCATAACTCATCAAGACTTAATGAATATGCAAATGGCTGAAATTATGGACTATCAAAAAGAATATAACGAGATCATTAGAAAAGAAAACAAGGCAATGAAAAATGGCTAATACAGTATCATATATTATACAAATAAAAGATCGTTTTAAAACTAACCTAACTAAGTTTAATAAAGCTATTGAGAAAGGAAGTAAGTTAACAAAGAAACTATCGTTTGATTTAAAAAAGTTAGGTAAAAGTGCTAGAGATTTGGGTAAGAAATTAACAACTCGACTAACTTTACCGATAGTAGCAATAGGGACGGGATCTGTCATAGCTTTTTCACGATTGCAGTCGGGTTTAACAGATGTCCTTAATTTATTAGAGAAAGGTGAAATAAAAGAGTTTGGTGAACAACTAAAAACGGTTAGAAATAATGCTATAAGAATGGGATTTAGTATTCAAGATACCAATAAAGCACTATTTGATACAGTTTCAGCATTGGGGTTAAGTAATCAAACATTTGAGACATTTGATATATCACAGAAACTAGCAATTGCAGGAGCTACTGATTTGGGTGTAGCAGTTGATGGTATAACCTCTATTGTGAACGCATACGGTAGAGAATTTACAAATTCTACAGAAGTAGCAAATGCTTTTTTCTCAGCACAAGTCAAAGGAAAAACAACCGTAGCTGCATTAGCATCTAATATAGGTAAAGTTGCACCTATAGCAAAGGGCGCAGGCGTAGGATTTAAGGAGCTTTTAGCAACTGTTTCAGGACTAACCCTTGGGGGATTGAGTACAGAAGAATCAGTTACAGCTTTAAGGGCTGCATTATCTGCATTATCTAGAACGACAGGTCAAGGTGCAAAAATTCTAAGACAAATGGGAGTTCCAGTAGGGGCTGTTCAGGTTAAGGCAGCTGGTTTAAGAAATACTTTAATTGCATTAGATAAGGCAGCTAAAAAATATCCTGAAAAATTTAGAGAAGGACTACCTAACGTAAGAGCTGCAACGGCTGTTCTATCTTTGACTGAGGATAAAATAAAATTAATTGATAGCGCACTTCTTAAAATGGGTAATGACTTTAAAAATGGAACAGGTTTACTTGAAGGATATTCTCGTAAGATGAAAGACGTAGGAATAATAACCAAAAAAGCCAGAGGAGCAATAATTCTTGCTTCTGCTTCTATAGGTAAAGAATTATCACCATTTGTTATTAAAGCAGCTAAAGCAATAGAGTTTATGGCAAATTGGTTTTCTGAATTAAATCCGCAAATAAAGAAATTTATAATCATTTTTGCTGGCATTTTAACAATAGCGGGTCCTATAATATTTGTACTTGGGGGAATAGCTACGGCAGCAGCAGCAGTTGGTTTATCACTTGGTTGGGTATTTATAATTTCAGCTGCAATAACAGGTCTGATAATTGGACTAACATTTTTAGAAAAAAAATTCGGTTTAATATCAAAATTTAATAAATCTGTTAAAGAGCAAGGTATAAATCAATTATTTGGTTTGGGTCCTAATATTAATAATACAACTGAACTGAGGAATGGGACTCAAACAGAAGGACAGACTAATCAAAAAGTTGATGTATCTGGTCTTATTAAAATAGGACTTGATAAGGGCGCAGAACTTAAGACAGCAAAATTTAATCCATTTATAGGAATAAATGTTGCATCCGCTGGTTGATATATGACAGTCAACGATGAACTAAATAAAGCAAGTTATAGGGGAATAGAGTTCTTTTATAAATCATCAACCGAAGCTGGTGGTTTCAAAACAGCAGAACATCTTTATCCTGGAAGTGATAACTTTATTGTCGAACAACTAGGTAAAGTGCCTAGGAGATTTGATATTGAAGCTAGGGTTAAATTTGATAATAGAGATGCTTTTGATATAGCACTTAATACTCCTGGTGATGGATTATTATCTCACCCTATGTTTGGGTTTTTCACTGTTAAAGTGACACAGTACACTAAATCTGATGCTATAAATGATTTAGGTCTTTATGATTACAGTATTCAGTTTATTGTTCAGATAGGCTTGATTGTTCCAACATTAGCAGGGATAACTACGGCGGTTATTAGTCAATTAAGAGCAGAAGTTTTTACCAATATTACAAATTTTGTTAATGACGATAATAATCTAAGTTTTGTGAAGGAGTTTACAGGTTCATAATGGCTAATTTTATTGTAGTAGATGCATTTGTATTAGAACAGCTAGTTAATCAGCTTAATAGGCTTATTGAAGCGTTTAGACAGGCTGTTACACGTGTAGTTAATGCAGATAATGCTGAGTTTAATGATTCATTAGAAAATTTTGAAGATAATATTATTCAAATACTAAATGCAGGGACACTTGGAGATTCTTTAAATACCTTATTTACAGATTATTTGATCGTAGGAAATACATCTCTAGATCAGTATTTACTATCAAGAGAGTTATTCACTTTTGGAGATAACGATACACCAAATCAATTAAGCCTACAGGAGATCGAAAACACAAAAACAGTCAATAACGCAGTACAAATATATTCATTATCATCAGCTTTTGATTCAGCATCACAAATAGAGTTTGGTAATGAGCAAGATTTAGAGACAATAAAAATGGAGTTATCAGACCAATTTGAAAAATTAGTCAAAACAGATATTGATGATGATACAAGAGTTTCTTTATTGGACATGAAAACAAGCACATTCGATTTCTTTTCTAATCTTGATTTAAAATCAATCGTGACAGTTAATACAACACAATTACCGTCAACAGTATTGAGTTATAGATATTATGGAACAAGTACTCGTGCTGATGAGATTATTCAACTCAATAATATATTAAATACAGGTTTTGTTGAGGGTGATATAGAGATAGTAAGTGCCTCATGAGTTTAATACTTGAGGTTGATGGAACTCCATTCGAAAACTTTAAATCAGCTACTGTATTCAGATCAATTGAGGCTATATCATCTACTTTTGATTTTGTAGCAACAATCAGTACATTCAAAGACTTTCCCATTAAATTACAAAGTAGTGTCAGGGTGTTAATAGGGAATACACCTATACTAACTGGATTTGTATCTAATCTCACTCCATCATATGATAAATCTAATCATGACATTAGAGTCTCAGGAATTAGTAAAACGGAAGATGTTGTTAAAAGTTCAGTTTTATCAAACGTTAATTTTTCACCACGAATCACACTTAAAAGTTTAATCGAGAGGCTATTATCTGGTAATAATATCGATATTAAAGTAATCGATAATGTTAAACCTAAGTCATTTGATGAAGGGGATATAATAGATGGTGAAGTTGGCGAGAATATGTTTGATTTAATTAATAAGTACTGTATGAAGAGACAAGTATTAGCAACAACAAACGGAAATGGGGATATAGTCTTAACAAGA